GTGTTAGCAAAAGGCGCTGAGTTAGTTCAGAGGCAGCCTTTTTCTGCAACCTCTCAGCCGGGCCATGGAGGATTGCGTTTTCGAGGATTAAAGTTTTTTCTTCTGGCGCATTCAGATTACAAGAATCTTCGGTCCCCCCGAAATCCATCTGCTCCTCCGAATTCCGCCAATTCATTTTGTTCCAGCGCGGCGCCCAGATCGTTTTATCTATCTTTATCCGTCGTCCAACTCGCCTCCTCATGCCGCGATGATCTTCCTCATCGTCCCCACGCTCTGTTTTCTGTCGCCTCACCCTCCAGCATCTCGGCCTCCAATGGGCCTAACGTATTCCTCCACGCATCGCTACCTGGCCCTCCGCCTGACGCGCTCGCCTCGCCTCTCTGTCCCGTGTGCGGCATCGCCTCCGGCAAGTCTTGTTTCGATTGCAAACAGCAATTCTGCGCCGACCATATCTATTCCTGCGCTGACTGCGACACCCAGTATTGTGGTGCTTGCCTTGACGCTCACCACTCCGATGGTCATTGGTCCGACTCTGACACCGCCTCCGAACTCGCTGCCTCGCAGCGCGCAGCTCGCTCGTCGTCCGCCTTTGGACTCGCCGTCGCACGCGGTGTAGTTCGCTCATCATCCGTCAACCCGCCCGAATTCCAGCGTTCCGAACTCGCTGCCTCGCAGCGCGCAGCGCGCTCGTCGTCCGCCTTTGAACTCGCCGTCGCACGCGGTGTAGTTCGCGCATCATCCGTCCACTCGCCCGGACTCCAGCGTTCCGAACTTGCTGCCTCGCAGCGCGCAGCTCGCTCGTCGTCCGCCTTCGAACTCACCGCCGCTACGCGCAGCATAGTTCAATCATCACCCCACATAACCCGCTCGCCATCCCTCGATCTCCGTCCTTCAACTCTTGCCACCAATAATCACCGTCAAGCGTCGTGGTCCGCGATTCCAGCCACGCTCAAGTCGTTACCGTCTTTTCTGTTCCAGCACGTCACACGCGCGCCCAAATGTCGCATGTTTCAGAGTGTGCCTCTCTCGTCGCCATTTTCTCTCTTGTCTCAGCGCCTCAAACGCATGGCTACGCTGATCGGTTGCACGTTTCGGAGCGTTACGCTCCAGTCGGAGGCCGGCTCGTGAGCAAACCTCGTAATCCGCATTTAGTGATCACGGTAAAATGCGCGGCTCCAGGATGCGCCAATGTCCGCCGCGAGACCAATCACTGGTTCATTACCTCTGCGGACCGTGAGCGCTTCACCTGCCGTCCATACCTGCCCGCCGCCGGCTTGCGATCACCGGACGAACCGGCCTGCGGTCAGGCCTGCGCGCAAAAACTTTTTGAGCGATACCTGGCGGCCAGAAACCAATGAATGCTCGTGCCCGCCAATCCCAATGCACCTTGGAGATCAAAATGTCGTTCGATCGTCAATCTTTATCAAGTCCTGCCCAGCGCGGCCTGCAATCGTCCGTGTCCGGCGCGCCGCATCAGTTTTCTGCGCGCACGCTAATAGCCCAACGCGACTCGCAAGCCCCACTGGTTCCTTGCGTCTATATCGCCCTGCTCTGTTCCCACTGTGGCGAACTCAGGCAGGCCCTTGCTGCCCTTCCTGATAGCGAAATCACTGCCTGTCCTGAATGCGCGCGAGCCTGCGCTTTTGTTCTGCTTGGCGCCGGACTCACGAAGAGGGTTCTTCCTTTTTATGAACTTCGCCCCGCTGTGCCCACCGCCTGGGATCGCCGCGATGACGAAACCGACGAGACCGGCGACGACTCCTGAGTCCATTTTGCGCCATCGCTTCGGCGGCAGTCATGGATTGTCTCCATGGAAATGTTGTCCGCCCAACCTCTGGCCGTGCTCCACACCCGTGAGGATAAAAAGTTGCCAGCTCCATTGATCCCGGTTTATCGCAAGCATCAGCCCACGTTTGTCTCGCCCTGCTTCCTTGGTGAGCCGTGCCCCACGTGCGCCATTCACGCGTCTTGCCAGCAAAGTCATCCCTGCAAGGGTTGCCGTCGTGGCAAGGCCTATCAGTGTGAGCGCGCGTATCCCGCGCCGCCTGCATTCGTTGTTCGCTTCCGTTCTGCTCTTCAGCTTGTCCGGGATGGCGCTGCTGTTTTCATCCATCAGAAGAATGCATTGCAGCTCACCTTTGCCACGCTCACTTATCTGCGGGACGTAAGCTGCAACGTCGACGGAAAGGCTATCTGGGATTACATCGCGGGTTCGCACCGCGTCCGGCTTGCGGTTGATCTTGGATGGCGCACCCCCATCGCAACCGTCATTTTTGTCAAAGGTGAAGAAAGCGCTGCATTCAATGCCGCCGATCAAGCGGATGCAGCCGCCGAAACTTTCGAAAATCAGCAAATGTATGCCGCGTCATTTGAGGCATGAAAGCAATGAGCCAAACCAGCAAGCACGTGAACCCGAAGCGCCGCAAAAAACCGCGCGCACCCAAGGACTCGCCTCCCAGGCCCGCAACGTCATCGCCTGTATCTCCCGGCAAGAGCGATCATGAAGAGCCTCTTGCGCCCGTTGCATCCGTAAAACCTTCCAAGGTTCACGAGCTTACGCTTAAGACGTTCGTAGAGGAAGCATGGAAAGTCCTTGAACCCATTAGCACTCTCAGTTGGAACTGGCATCTTGATCTCATCTGTGACTACCTCACTCAAATGCGCGATGGAAAGTTCAGGACTCTCCATCCGGGACTTGAAGGCATCATTTTCAACGTTCCTCCCCGGACCATGAAAAGCCTCCTGATCACGGTCTTTTTTCCCATCTGGGTCTGGACCACCGATCCCTCGCGGCGGTTCATGTTCGCTTCGTACTCTGAAAAACTCAGCACGCAGCACAGTGTGCTTCGCCGCAGCGTGATTGAGTCCGGTTGGTATCAGAAATCTTGGGGCAGCATCTTTTCCATCTCGCGTGACCAGAACGTTAAAAACCATTATGAGAATTCTTCGCGCGGCGCCATGTTCTCCACCGGAATGCAATCCACCGCCACCGGCATGGGCGGTGACATCCTTATCTTTGACGATCCGCTCAACCCCGAGCAAGCCATCAGTCAGTTGGAAAGGGAAGCCGTCAACCTGCGTTTCGATACCACTTTTCGCAGCCGCATCAATGATCCCGCAACCGGAGTAAAGATCATCATTATGCAGCGTCTGCATGAGCTCGATCTCACCGGCCACGTGCTAGCCCGCGAGAGCAGCCGCTGGAAACATATCAGCCTTCCGGCAATCGCGGAAAAAGACGAAGAGCCCTTGCAGTTGTCTGACGGCACGCATCTCCCTGCTCGCAACGCCGGTGACCTGCTCTGGGCCGCTCGCCTGCCGCAATCTTTTCTTGATAGCCAGCGCGTCGGCATGGGCAGTTGGGCGTTCAACGGACAATATCAGCAACGCCCCGCGCCGCTCGAGGGCGGCATCATCAAGCGCCAGTGGGTACGCTTTTACCGCCAGCTTCCTGAAAAGTTTGAATTCATGGTCCAGTCCTGGGATTGCACTTTCTCGGGCGGCCACGACAATGACTTTGTTGCCGGTCAGGTCTGGGCGCGCTCCGGCGGAAAATATCTCATGCTCCCGTACCGCACATATGAGCGTCTCGACTTCGGCCCCACCATGGCGGCCATCAAGTCCTGCCACGCCAGGTTTCCCCAGGCCCACGCCGTTCTGATTGAAGATAAGGCCAACGGCCCGGCCATCATCAGTGAATTGCAGAAAGAAATTCCCGGCGTCGTTGCCGTAAATCCTGAAGGCGGCAAGCTCGCTCGCGCCCAGGCCACCGCGCCTCTCTGGGAAGCCGGCAGCATCGAGCTGCCCGATCCTCAGGTCTTCGGCCTAACCTGGATGGAAGACTACCTCCACAACATGTGCGCATTTCCCAAAGCCGCGCATGATGACGACGTTGACGCCACTTCTCAGGCTCTCATTTATATGCGCAGCCGCCTCGGCGGCGGTATCGTCGACTTTTACCGCCGCCAAGCCACTGGAGAAATTTCGCCCGGACGAACCATCAAGCCGTCTGAACCGGACTCAAAAAATGCTCGTGGACCGCAGGCGCCGGGGGCCCCAGAGCGCGCCGCTTTTGCGCGCGTTGGACCGAACACTGGACCGCAGGCGCCCTCGCCTGCGATAGAAGGTCTTTCGGACTCGACTCTCGCGCGCAATGTAATTGCCGCAGTCGCCCAGGGCAGCCAGATTCAATGCAATGCCAAACAGTATTCGGCGATCCGGGCGGCTCTGACTGTCGTCGCAGAAAAGAAAACCGATTTGCAAGATGAAGCTCTTCCGCTGCTGGCGCTTCAGGAGCGCGAGCGCTTGGATCTTTTATTCATGGGCTAGTGTTGTAGAAAATGAATGTTCCGCGATACTCGTGTAGCACAGCCGCCCTCGGCTGTGTTTGACCCGCTTGCCGATTAGTCAAGCTGGCGGCCAGGTCGTAACCGCTATCATCGACTCAACGTCATCCCGAGCTCCGTAGATGGAAGGCGCGCTTTCGGGCCTCATTTGCGCGCTGCTCTTGCGCGTAAATGGGCAGAGCGCCCGAATAGGAGCGCGGGACTTTGTGCTTGTTAACAAGCCAGCATGTTTACAACTGTCGAGACAAGTGTCAGGGCACGACTTCAGTCGTGCCGTTACCGGATCCTATACCGCTGTCATCCTGAGCGACTCCGAGGGAGCGTAGCGACTGAGGAGGAGTCGAAGGATCCCGAGAATGCTTTGAGCTGACATTGCAGCATCAAGGCGTTCTCACCAAACTCCGAGCGCCGAATGCACGACCAGAAGTTACTCACCCCGAAAGCAAGCGCATGCGAAGCCGTGGCGAGCCGGGCCATAAATGCTTTAAATTGACTCGCGCTTTGGGCCCTGCAATACAAAATCACGCTCCCCGGCTGAACATCTTCACCTGTTTCGCCGGATACGCGCACAGCTCCTTTACCGGACACTGATAACACTGCGGCGATTTGTCCCGGCAAATTTCTTTTCCATGTTGCCGCAACAACAAATGCGCTTGTGCAATCGCCTCGGCCTTGCGCGGAAGCTCCGGTTTCAACGCCTCTTGCACTGACCGGTACGCAGCGCCGTAATTCTTCTGCCACCGCCCATATCCGACGCGCGTCAACACCCGCAAGCCGTTCCACTCAAGTGGTATGCCTGGCGACGCGCCGCAAAACATCAATATCTTTTCCGCGCCGGGGTCCCCGATGTTCGGGAACTGCTTCAGCGCCTTTTTCGCTTGCGCATATGGCAGCTTCAGAATCTGGTCCAGGTCGCCGTTAAACTGGCTTAACGTGATCCGTGCAATCTCCTGCCAGCGGAACACCCGCACTTTAGGACGCATGCCACCCATCGTGGCCAGCGCAAGCAGTACATCAGGATCGGCTTTGAGAATCGCTTTTGCATCCAGGCCAACCTGTTTCCGCAGGCCCTCGAACACCGCTGCCCGGCGATCGTCCGGCAGCAAGTAGCATGCGTTTTCCCAAAGCACCAGTTCGAACGGTCCTTTGGCGGGCGGCATCATGGGCGCGCCATAATCCTTCCTCAGCTTGCTGATCAGTTTTTTGAATTCCGGCATTTGTGGAACAGCATAACTCACTTGCCGTCCCGACCGAAGCATGACCGCATATTTTGCTTCGGCAATCATGCCTCCAGTAGTTTTCTCTCGAAGAAATGCCAAACCTCTCCATGTGAATTCTTCAGCGCCGCAGGCGCGAAATTATTGAGCCCAGCGCGAAAGCGCTGGGAAAGGAAAGAGAAAATAACGAGCCCCGTAGGGGCGGCACAAACGATGATTGAAAGCGCGGTGTGGAGCAGGCATTCAGGGGCCCCGGCTAGCTCGATTTTGGCTTGCTGGGGTGGCTTGAGTCGTGCCGTTACCGCACGGTCATACCTATGTCATCCTGAGCGACTCTGAGAGAGCGCAGCGAGTGAGGAGGAATCGAAGTTGAGCCGCATTGCGGGCGTCTGAGCCCGCAGGCGAAATCCCGAGCGAAGCCGAGGGAGATCCGAAGGATCCCGAGAATTCATGATCTGACATTGCAGCGTCAAGGAGTTCCCTCGAGAACGTGCTCGATAAGATTGATGCTTTTGAAATAGATAAATCCTGTTAAGAACAGACGACAATTATCCCATTGACGCAAATGCAATCAGCACGAAGCGCCAAGCGCCGTTAGGCGCGACCACAGGTTAGCCCATGCTGAAGGCGAGCAACGCGAAGCCGGAAGCGTGGGAAAGGTATAAGGAAGGATTGAGCGCCGTAGGTGCGACACAAGCTGTATGCGCTCAATGATTGGGTCTAGCGCCCACGCAAAGGCCTTCACCCCGGCAACCTGAACTTTCCATCATCGTTTCTTTCAATTTCGCCGGCTTCCGCCATGCGTCGCAAGACCGTATGGATGGACGACAACAAATTCACCTGGCCCACGCCGATCGCCATCTTTAGCAGATCTTCGCGGATCTCCGTTGGGCTGAGTGCCGTCTGGCGAATGCGGAAGAGCCGCCGGATCGCGTCAGTAAATCCCGGCTTGGCGTCAATGGCAAAGCCCTCCACAAGAAGCAGCTTGTCAAGCTCTTCCGCGGGAGCGCCGCATAGTTCGCCCAGCGCTTTCACGGTCTGTTTTAGTTTGCGGATTTTCTGGTCCAGGTCGTCTCGTTTCTGTAGCTGTTCCAGCAGATCCAGCTTCGCTGTCGCGTATGCCTGCTTATAAGTTTCGCGCGCCATAAGTGTCTAAAGTCTAAATAATGTCTAAATAATCGTCAATACTTTACAGCGTCCGATAATGAGCAGAATGTTAGGGAATATATCGAAATTAACGATTTTCCTGTTGACATGCGAACGCGCTATGTCGTATAAGATGTCTATGCAGGGCGGAAGTTGGCTTTGCATAGCCGGGCAGCGGCGCCGGCTTAATCAAACGGCTTGCAACCTTCCCAAAGCCGGCGCACCGTAGGCGTCTGCAGCGGGAACCTCATTCTGGGCATTCGACTTGTGGCGGGATTCACTGCTTCGGCGGGAATCGAGCCCAACGAGTGCAGAGCGTTGGACCCCGTGGTCCTCACTCCACCGCAGAATGATGAGGTTCCCAAAGTGCGTCCAAACAAAATCATTTCCAAATAAAGCAGCTAGAAAGCCAGCCTGCTTAACCACACAACTTTGCTGTCTCATCTGCTCGCCGCTTTGCGTCCGGCTTGGAGGTATTTCTATGGCACACGACCATAATGGCCGTGTCGGTCCGCCGCGTTGTGAAGAGTGTAACGCGCCCTTGAACTCTGACGACCGTCGTCTCCGCTCCGCGCGATCGCTTTGCCTCGATTGCCACCTCGAACGCAATCCGTTTCCTCGGGTCAAGAAGAGAAAAGGCCGCCCCCACATTGAATTGCGTTGCAGTTTTGAATTGCGTGCCAACTCGTTTGAAGTCTCGTCCTTCGATACTGCCATCCCGAACTCCGAGGTCGAGCCTTTGGTGAGACCGTAGTGGGTGAGGGATCGGCTCCGCTGCCGTATCGCGTGAGCCCCAATCGTCTTCGCCAACAAAGCATCCCGAACCACACCGTGTCCAGAAACGAGGCAAGTGTCAGGGCACGAGTTTACTCGTGCCGTAAACGGCAATAAATACAAGGGCTTTAGCCCCTGAAAAGAGATAAACATGAACAAAAAGACCGCATCACTCGCCATCCTCGCCCTGTTGCTGATCACCACGCTGTTTGTCTTTTCTCAAACCGCCAGCCAGTTTCCTGAGCTAGATAAAAACGGCAAACCCGTTTCTCCGCGCCCTATGCCTCACGTGGTTTACTCGCCCACCGACCTTGCGCACAGCGCCGTGGTCCTGCCGGCTTCCATCGGCGGCGCAACGCCCAATACCGCCGTCATCCGTCTTGGCGACGCCACCAAAATGACCGTCTTCGCCTCCTGCACTCAGAATTTTGATCTGGTCATGAGCGTGTACACTGCCGACGATCAGGGCCAGTCCAGTCCAAATTTCGTTCTCTATAACAGTTATGTCATCGCCACCAATATGTCCTCTGGCGCGCAGCAGGCATTCCTGGCCAGCGAACTTGCTCCCACCGTCACCAGCGGCACTCTTGTCGCGCCGGTGCGTCTTCCGCAACTCGCCGTCTCATTTTTTGAGAAGAATCAAGTCGCCACCGCCGGCTCCTGTACCGATCGCGTGATCGTCGGCTACTAACACACAGTCTTTTGAACGCTGCAAAAGCGGTCTGGAGCGAAGCGACGTTGTTGACTGGCGCCAAAAGCAGATCGGCCGATCACGCGCCGAGCTGCGTTGGTGCAAGGCTGAATCGAGTCAACATTTGTATGCTGCCCCAGCGCTTTGGAGCGAAGCGACATAATTCGAGGTCAAAGGCGGCGAGGCCCCGATCGCCGAGCCGCCCGGATCAGGGCTGACGACACGTATCTCATCGACACTGCAAAAGCGGTTTGGAGCGAAGCGACAAAAAGAAATGGATTGCCTGACTATGGCTGAAACACTCAATGGCGGAAAAATTACTGCGCTCGAACCCGGGTTACTAGAAAGAAGCTTCGTCGCCCGCGTCGGCCGCAAGCTGCGCAACACGCTCGACGTGTGGTTCGGCCCCGACCTGCCCATGGCGTCCAGCGCCCCGGCGGGCACCCCACCGCGCACGCTCGATTACCCCGTGGGCTATAACATCAACATCCAGCCGCGCAACATGGAGCCTATCTCCTTTGACCAGATGCGCTCCCTGGCCGACTCCTTCGATCTCGTTCGTCTCTGCATTGAGACGCGCAAGGACCAGGTCAGCCGCATGCCCTGGGCCTTTCGTCTCAAGACCCAGCCGGGCGCGCCCAAGCGTTCTGCCAACACCAGCAACAGCGCCATCAGTGGGAATGACGATGAAGAAAAAGATCCGCGTCTCACGCAACTGACAAATTTCTTCTCGTACCCTGACCGCGAGCATAGCTGGCAGCAGTGGGTGCGCCTTTTGCTTGAAGATCTGCTCGTCCTCGACGCGCCAGTCCTCGTGCCAATCGTTTCTCAGGAAGGAGAACTCTGGTCTCCTGGCAAGTCACTCTATGCCCTCGAGGTCATCGACGGTTCCACCATCGCGCGCAAGATTGACGCCATGGGCCGCACGCCCGCATCGCCTGCGATCGCGTACCAACAGATCCTCAAGGGCCTGCCCGCCGTTGACTTCACCTCCGATCAGCTTATCTATCGTCCACGCAACGTGCGGGCTCACAAGTTTTTCGGCTTCTCGCCGGTCGAGCAGATCATTCTCACCATCAACATCGGCCTGCGCCGCCAGATTCATCTCTTGAATTACTACACTGAAGGCAACGTGCCGGAAGCCGTCGCGCAGGTGCCCAAGGAGTGGTCAGCCGACCAGATCAGCGAATTTCAGGAATGGTTTGATAGCGCCCTCGCCGGAAACTCTGCTCGGCGTCGTCGCATCACCTTCGTTCCCGAGTGCGGCAATCTTCAGTTCACGCGCGATCCCATGCTCAAGGACGCGCTCGACGAATGGATCACCCGCATCGTCTGCTATGCCTTTGGTCTCTCGCCGCAGCAGTTTGTCAGCGTGATGAATCGCGCCACAGCTGAAACCAGCGTGGAGCAGGCAGCCGCCGAAGGCCTTGTGCCGATCCTCGGCTACCTGGCTGATACCATCAACTTCATCGTCACTCGCCACTTCGGTTTTAGCGACATCGAATTTGTCTGGGAGCAGGACCGCACCCTGAACCCGCTCGAGCAGGCAAAGATTGATGATCTCTATGTCCGCGCCGGCGTTCTCTCCATCGACGAAGTCCGCGAAAGCCTGGGCAAACATCCCATCGGCGCGAGCAATGCCGTGATTACGACGCGCGGCATCGTACCTCTTGCGATCAAAGACGCCTCGCAAAGTTCCGGATCGCTGGCAGAAGCTCAATCCGACGAAACTCCTGCGGCACAACCGCCGGCTGTGATTGGATCGAACAGCAAAGATTGAAGACACAAGACATCACCACAGAGGCAGCCCGCGGGCTGCCTTTGCTATTGGAGCAAACATGAAATCCTTGAACCTCTTTGCCCAGATCGCCAAGATCGACGAATCCAAACACGAAGTCTGGGGCGTTGCCACTGCTGAAGTCATCGACAAGGAAGGCGAGATCTTCGACTACCAGTCCTCCAAGCCTTATTTCAAGAGCTGGAGCGACGAAATCGCCAAAGCCACTGACGGCAAGAGCCTGGGCAACGTCCGTGAAATGCACGAACCCAGCGCCGTGGGTAAGCTCGTCGCCATCGCCTTTGATGACGATCTGAAACAGATTCGCGTCGGCGCTCGCATCGTTGACAGCGTCGCATGGCAGAAATGCATGCTCGGTGTGTATACCGGCTTCAGCATCGGCGGCGCTTATATCAAAGCCTGGAAGGATGGCGAGTACGTCCGCTTCACCGCCAGCCCCGTGGAAATCAGCGTGGTCGATAACCCCTGTGTTCCCGGCGCACACTTCACCGCCGTCAAAACGGACGGCACCTGCGAAGTCCGCAAATTCAGCCGCAAAGATGCCGGTACCGAGTCAGCTGTAAAGATCGGCGCGCGCCATTCCAAAACCACGCGTGCTCACCTCGACGCAATAAAAGCGTGCATGGACAAAATGGCGCAAAGCCATCAGGAAGCAGAGACCCACATGGATACGTTGCTCGATGACGGTGCTGTCGATAACGCTGCCCGCTCGGCCTCGCCGGAAATGAAAAAAATCCCGGACGGTCCCCGTTCCGGAGTAAAGACAGGAGATCAAAACACAATGCTGGAAGCAAATGACAAAGCGCAATTGGAAAAGGCGCGGGCCAGTTCCGCGTCTGCGCTCGCCAAGCTGGCTGAGATGGAGCAGGAAGTAGCCGGCTTGCGCAGCGAAATGGAGAGCAATAACCAGGAGATCCAGCGCTCGCTGAGCAATCTCCTGTCCTTGGTTGAAAAACTCGTTTCGCCGCAGGAATCTACCGGCCGCGTGGCGCGCACTGGCGTGCCCGCGCACACTATAACCAAAGAGGACGATGCCCGGCCCGCGCTGGCCAAGTCCGCTGGTGAGCCCAGCGTCCATGAACTACTGAAGAAGACACTGCAGAAACCCCAATCGGCTTCCATCTACCTGCGCTAGAGCAGCGCCCCCAGGCCATCCGCCCGGCATTGTTTCCTGCACAGGGTGGAGCAGGCATTTATTGGGCCCCCAACGCGCGCCGGGTTTGCGCGTGTTGGGGTAGATGTATGCCTGCGGTTATTGCCAGTAATTCGCCGGCTTTAGCCGCTGAGGTCTCGAATTCACCTCAACAACCGCAATTCTAGCGGAGAAAAGGAACAGAAAAATGTTTGGCGATCTCAGTCAGCAGACGTTCGATCTGCTCAGCAAGGCGGACCTCTCCTCCTTGAACAAAACCACCATCAGCCAGGCCACCATCAGTGGCGTGGCTGGCAATTTGAATGCTTTCGACTTGCGCGGGCCGGCCCTTCAGCTTTATCCGGTCATCACGCCGATGCGTAACCGCCTTCCTCGCCAGCTCAGTGACCGTGGCGATCTGGCCACGCGCTGGAAGGCTATCACCGGCGTCAACACGCAGGGATTTGAACTCGGCGTTGCCCCGGGTCGTCGCTCAGCAGAAATGAGCGTTACCGAGCAGGACTACGTCGCGTCCTATGCCGGCCTCGGACTGGAAGCTTCCATCGATTGGGAAGCGGTCTGGTCCGGCGGCAAAGAGTTCGATAATAAAGCGACTCTTGTCCAGTCATTGCTGCGCGCCGTGATGATCGGCGAAGAGAATGTCATTCTCAACGGCAACGCATCCATGCCGCTGGGCACGCCTCCTGCGCCTACCGTGGCTCTGGCCAACGGTGGGACACTCGGTTCGGGACTCAGTCTCCTCGTTTTCGTCACGGCCCTCACTGCGCGAGCGCTTGCCAATGCCACTGTTTCTATCAGTGGCGTGCCTTACGGCCAGGTAACGCGCGTCAACATTGACGGCACCTCCACGCAATACGGTGCGGGCGCCAGCGCTATCAGCGCCGCATCTTCGGCTGCCGTTACCACCGCCGGTCAGCAGACGGTTGTTGCTACCGTGCCTGCCGTGAAAGGCGCGGCTGGATACGCGTGGTATATCGGCACCAGCGCGGCAACGGCAACCTTGAACACCATCACCACCGTGAACAAGGTTACCATCAGCGCTCCGGTGGCGGGCACGCAGTTGGCCAACGCCGCAAACTCCAACACGGATGGATCAGCCAATACTTTGGTCTTTGATGGCTTCCTCACTCAGGCATTGAAGTCCAACGCTGGCTACTTTGCCTCGCTCGACGGCAACACTCTCACGGCTGACCAAGCCAACGGTATCCTGGAGATTGATACAGCACTCCAGTGGTTCTGGGACAACAAGCGTCTCAGCCCCACGGAAATCTGGGTGAACTCGCAGGAAGCGCGCAACATCAACAAAAAGATCGTTGCCTCCGGTGGCGTGCCACTGTTCCGCTTCACATTACCAGGCGGCACTGGATCGGACGATGACAAGCCGGCTCTGCTGGGCGGCGCCAGTATTGCCAAATACTGGAACAAGTTCACCCAACAGTTCCTGGATATTCGTATCCATCCCAACCTCGCTCCCGGCACCATCTTCTTCAACAGTTCGGAGATTCCTTACCCGCTATCCGGCGTGGATAACGTTTCCTTTGTCCGCTGCCGCCGCGACTATTACCAGATTGAGTGGCCCGTAGTTTCACGCCAGTATGTCTATGGCGTGTACGCCGACGAGGTTCTTGTCTGCCGCGCACCGTTCTCGCTTGGCGTGATTGCCAACGTCGCCAACGGATAAGCGATTCATCGGCGGCTTGATTGTCCCGAATCGCCGCTGATGCTCCTCGCCTGCCAACCAGCAGGTTTGAAGGAGAGGGAAGGCAGTCTGTGGTCCTCTCTCTGCCCAGACTGCCTTCTTCTAAAAACTTTTCTTTGTTCTTTTGAAAACGCTCTTCTTAAAAAAGTGCGTTAAATCTCACGTCATCCCGACGACCGTTAAGCGAGCGCGCGTTGTCATCAGCGCGCGAATAGGGCGGAGGGACCTTGTGTTGACCATATAGGAGGAGCTTTCATGGCTGCCGCCCCTGACGATCTTTGCACCGTTGCAGAACTCAAATCGTGGCTGCCCAACCAGGGCAACAATGACGATGTTACTCTGCAAGGCCTAATCACCAATGCGAGCCTGCAAGTCTTGCAGTACATTGACCGGCCCCACATTTTGTCGTCGGTGTTGGGTCCCCTTACGGAAATTTATGACGGCAATGATTCAGACCGCCTTCTGCCGCGCAACTTTCCCATCATTTCTGTCAGCAGCCTCAGTATCGATGGCGTTGTGATCCAGCAGGCAACAACTCCCGTCACCGCAGGCTTCCTGTGGGACGGCCGCCGCATTCTGCTGCGCGGCTTTCGTTTTTGTCGCGGCGTGCAGAACGTACAGGTCTCATATACCGCGGGTTACCTGACCGTGCCTATTGATCTGAAGCAGGCAGCTATTGAGGCATTTGCCCTGACTTATCGCCAGCGCGTGCGCATCGGTGAAAAATCCAACAGCATGAGCGGCCAGGTCACCATCTCGTTCGATATGAGTGACGTTCCGCCGCGCTCCATGGCCATCTTCAACCAGTATCGGAGGTTGGCGCTGTGATCAAGATACAAATTGACGATTCCGCATTGCAGCAGTTGCAACAGCGCCTTAGTGGGCTTGCTCCCCGCCTGGTCGCGCAGGTCTACAAAGCCTTGCAGCCTCTCGTTTACCAGTCGTTGCATACGGCGGTGCCAAAATATTTTTCCGGGACCGCAGGCAAGGGTGGCTCAAGTGATCTGCTCACCTCCCGCAGCGGCAACTTGCTCAATTCGGTACTGCAATCCATTGAAGCGAAAACAGATGGCCAGACCCTGACCGTCAGCATTGGTTCGGAACTGCCTTACGCACGTATCCACGAATACGGTGGCTTCGCCGGCCGGCGCGGGCCATATAAGAAAAAGGACGGGCATCGTTCTTATATTCGTCCACGGCCTTACCTGCGTCCCGCAATCAATGATCTTCAAAAGGCATTGCCTGGTCTGCTTGAGCAGGCCATCCAGCAAGTTCAGGTGTCACAGTGATTTTTCCCCGCGAGCAAATTTATTCCGCGCTGTTTTCCACGTTGCAGAGCGCGCTCCTCACGCCGGCTGGTCCGTTCAAAACGGTCAGCCGGCGCTGGCAGGATCCCTCGCAACTCTCGCCTGCGGACCGTCCATCGTTGTACCAGGTGCAGAAAGACGAACTCACCGGGACCAGCGTGAATGGCCTTCCCATCCACGCCAAAATGGCTGTCGATCTGGTGCTTTATACCGCGGGTGACAGCGAACCCAATTCGGTCCCTTCCACAGAACTCAACTCGCTTCTTGACGCCGTGGAGGCTGCTATTCGCTCCTCGACGCCCGGGATAGCGCAGTCGCTCGGCGGCAAGGTGTCCCACTGCCGCATTGAAGGAAAGATAGAAATCGTCGAAAACGTGCTGGGCTCCATGGCGCTTGCCGTCGTGCCGGTAGAAATTCTCACCACCGCATAAACATGAGCATTCCGTTCACAAACCGCATTCGTCTCGCGGTCTTCAATTTCTGGGAGTGCAGGGCCGGCTCCCCAAAAGGAGAAAGAAAAAATGTTTGAATTTGGCGCAGGTACCTTGTGGGGCTTTCCCGTCGGCGGCAACACCGCCACCAACCCCACTCCCACAAAATTCGGAACGCTGCAGGACGTTTCCCTCGATATCTCGGGCGACGTCAAACAGCTTTACGGTCAGAAGCAGTTTCCTGAGGCCGTGGCCCGGGGCAAGTGCAAGATCACCGGCAAAGCGAAGTTTGCTTCCATCAACGGCAAAATGCTCAATGACCTGTTCTTCGGCCAGCCTCTGGTGGCCGGCATGAAGAAGGTTGCTCTGGATGAGAGTGGCACCATCACCGCCGCCGCCGTTACTGTGGTCAACTCGGCCCAGTTCGTTCAGGACTGGGGTGTGCGTTACAGCGTCACCGGCCTGCCGCTTACCAAGGTCGCATCTGCGCCGGCAATCGGGCAGTACTCTGTTGCAGCCGGCGTGTACACGTTCAATGCTTCGGAAAACGGTACGGTTGTGTTGATTTCCTATACCTTCAACGCTGCCGCCACGGGCACGCAGCTCAACATCTCCAACCAGCTCATGGGCTTTGCGCCGACGATCCAGGTCTTGCTGGAAAACGTTTACAACGGCAACCAATTCAACGTGCTGCTGTATTCGGTAGTGGCGTCGAAGCTCAGTTTCGCCACCAAGCAGGAGGACTTCATTATTCCTGAGTTTGACTTTGAGTCCTTCGCCAACGCCGCTGGCCAAGTGATCGATATGTACTCCAACGAATAGATCATCCGCGTTCACCAAAATTGGAGACGGGGCCCCCAACCGGCTTGCTGTTTGGCCGGTTGGGGCGTAACGCCGCCGGTCAGGTGATCGATATGTATTCCAACGAGTAAGTCACTGGAGGCGGGCCGGCTTTAGCTGCGCCCGCTTCACTTTTTTCATTGGTCTTGTCATTTCTATCAGGAGGGAAATCATGCTTAAGCAGCAAACCGTCCCAACGTCTCTGGGACAACTTACAGTGTCATCTCTAACGCTCGGAGAGCTCCGCCAGTTGGATGCTCTATTTCAGGAGAAAGCTTCGGCTGAGATCTCTGGCCTTGGTTCGTTGTTGAAATATCTCCCCGTGATCCTGAACTCAGTTCGGAAGGTGCACCAGGACCTGACGGCGGAACAGCTTGAAAACGGGCTGACCTTCGATGATTTCAATGTTCTTTTCAATGCAGTCCTTGAAGTTTCCGGACTCAAAAAGGCGGCTGCGGGGGAACCGATTCCGGTACCGGTATAGCGGACTGGCCTTTTATCTACGGGCACACCGCTACTGCTACCGGATGGACCTTTACCCAGATCGACCAGCTTACACTCTTGGAAGTGACTGACCTGTTCAGCTATTGGCGCGACTATCCACCGACCCACGTTTTGGTAGGAGCTTATCTGTCTGGTGCTAAGAAAAACCCTTCCTTCAAATCCAGGAAAGGGTCCATCAAAACGAGCTTCGATGAGCTGGCCCAGGCCGTAGCTTCCGCCGGAGGGGCGGTTAACAATCTATTGCCCGCGGTTTATAAAGTGTGATCTTCCCGAACTTAAGGCCAGAGTTTTTGCTGTTGTTTTTCCCCGGCAGAATACAGCTTCATGCCCTGGATTCATCTCCTGATGTTGCCGGTTCCCTTGGAGGACTTTACTTGTCTGCAGCAAAAATACTTGCACTGTGACAAGTGCTTTGCTATTCTTTTGCCCCGACGCCAATTCTTTCGTCCTGGGAATTGGCGCCTTGCAGCAGGGGAGGAGAATGTTTATGAGTTGGATCTCGTGCTCTGGGCGAGCCATAGGGTTTGCAGTATTCTGCGTCGGCTTTCTGGGATCTACACTTGTTTTGTCCAGCTCGTTTGCGCTGGCGCAGGAATCTACGCCAAAATCTTCTCCAGTGAAAACCGCTCATAAGCAGACCCAAGGCTCGCGCAGAAAATTGCTGGATTCTGACAAGGTCATCTTTGACGCGATCGCTGCTATAGATCGTTATGAAGCTGCGGCGGAAAAACCGGTGACTGAGGAGTCGCCGCAGATACAAAAACGGGCGATAGCCGCTGTCAGCAAGATTACCGATCTTGGCCTTCTGTCCTATATCCAGATGCTTTTCGATTGGGGGACACTCATCCGTGCAGATCAGACGCTATTTTGGCTTGGCAAGGGCAAAAATAAAAACGAGTTTAAGAAACACATCATGCAATACCACCAGTTGCGCGATGGTCTCGTAGAAGAGATCAAGGCGAATCTGTGTTGCTATCCTCCGCCCGGCTTTGACCCGGCCAAATGAGTGCCGTTTAAGCTGCGGCAGCTCTATCAGCGCTGGCATTGCCAGCGCCTTGAGTCCCATCAACTCGATTAATACACAGGCATCACGGGCTCGTCTCAGGGCCCAGGAACTGGATTCACCCATGCCATACGATGGATGAATACCGCTCTCTGCCGCTTGCATACGTCAATTGCTTTTAAATCCGGAGATTGCCCACAATGGCTGACGAAATAATCAATTTGATATTAAAGGCCACGGATCAAGGCGCTGGATCCGAGCTGGCGAGCACCCTTGAGTCTTTTGAAAACATCTACACGGCCGCCGTCAAGATCATTGAGACCATTGTAAAGATCGTTGAAAAAATCAAGAAGACGCAGGAAGAAGTCCGGAACATGAGGCTGGAGTTCGACGCCGCGACTCTTGCAATCGCAAAACAAGCTTCCACTCTGGAGCTGAGCAACGAGCGGGTTGAAGACCAGATTGCCCAACTGGAGGGACGCCCGGCGCAAAACCGCTTGTCCATCGCCTTGCTCGAGGCGGCAAACAGCGCGATTGACCTGGCCAACAGCCTGGAGCAGGCCCTTCAAAAAGAAGAGCTGTTGCTCAAGGATAAGGCTGTTGGTATTTGGGAGAGCCTGGTCACCGGGCAGACACAAACCGACGACCTTGCTGATAAGTTCGCGCCTGGAATGCAGAGAATTCAGGAACTGCTGTCACAGGGAAGCATCGCAGAAGCGCAGTTTACCTCGACTCACATTGGCCTGCTGCATAAGCAAACCCAGGCTCAGCAGAATGCGGATGCCGAGCAGTTAGCCGCCATCAAGAAGAGCTATGCCGATCAGATTGCTGCTGCCAGCGCTGGAGTACAAGGAATTCTCGATGCCGAGCAGAAGAAGCTGAAAGATGCGCCGCTAGATCGTCTGCTGGCCTATATGCATGGGCAGACCGCGGAGATGCAAAAACAAGGCCGTACGCCGGATGAGATAAATACGGCGGTTGAGACTTTATTGCCTAAATGGACCGATTTGGCGATGAAAAGCACTGAGGCTGATAGGACCAGGCAGCGCGTACTCAATGATGTTCGACAAAGCCTCCTTAATGTGAATAACGCTGAAGCTTCTTCCCTCGCAAACTTACGCGAACACATCCAGCTCGCCAGGGACCAGAATAAAAAAGAGGCTGACGATCGCGCCAACGTTACTGAAACTCCGGTAAAGCAGCTTGAAGTGCAGGCTGCCGCCCTCGGCGCCGTCGCGGGAGCGCAGCGGGAAAACACGGCTGCGACCCTCCTGGATGTCGCCGCGGCGGAAGCGCAAAAGACAATCACCGAAATCAACAATGTGGCTACCCTCAGGAAAGTCCCATTGCTGAGCGAGGAGCAGAAGCGGCGTATCGATGTGGCAACGGCGCTGAAGACATACAGCTCCGCCATGCAGCAGGCAAGCAGCCAGGCTGCGCAGGAAGTTACAAAGACACGGGAACAGACGCAGAACGTCAATGAAATGGCCGCGGCCTACGAAAAAGGCGGCGACGCCATCCAGCAGGCGCAGGAGCATGCCCAGCTTCTGCCTTATCAGGAGAAAATCCGCCAGCTCACCGATGCGCTCAACCAGTTCAAGAATGCCCATCCTGAGGCTACAGCCCAGATTCAACTCATGGCCCGGGCCTTGGGCGAGGCGCAAAAACAACTGAATAACCTTACTGCGGCTGTCCATGAATATAATGCGGCCCGCTACAGTGAAAAGACCAGGGAGATGATCGTAGACCTGCAACGCCAGGTCACCAGCACTCAAAATTATGTTTCCGCGCTGCTGCGTGGAACGGAGGTGCTCCGCCAGTACAACATCCAGCAGCAGATTACCGCGTACCTTCAGAACCCTGCAACGGACCATCGGGTTGAAGCGGTGAACCGGTATCGTCAGGCGCTGGACGGACTCTCACAGGTCGAGCAATTGCGGGCCGCAGCGGAGAAAGTCCACTCCATAGACAGGCGGAGCGATCTTGACCAGGAGATCGCGTCGCTCAAGAAATTGCAGAGTGCGGCTATTCAGTCCGGCCAGAGTACGTTGGCCATCGACGCCCTGATTCATCAGGACCGGATGCAGCAGGAGCGGGATCTCAGCGAGCTGCTTCTGCAAACTGGAAAAATCAAGGATGGCATGCGCGCTTTTTTGCTGGACTATAAGCAGCAGGCGGAGATTAACGGCAAGAAAATTCACGATGCCTTGATGAACACGTTGAACGGCATGACCAGCGTCATGTCGAAGTTTATCGTCGAAGGGAAAGCAGACTGGAAGCAATTCGCAACGTCAGCCATCGAACAATTTGTGGAAATGGGCTTGCAATGGGCCATTCAGCAGGCTTTCATGGCAGCCCTCAAT